AGACACTAAAGAGGCTTCTACCGGTGGCGACACCCTCAAGAAACTACGCAACCACACAGATGTGGACGAGGTCATTGAGTTCATCGATGCTCTGATTGACTTCAAAGCTGTTGAGAAACTCATCACATCTTTCCTACCAAGGTTTCTTGAAGCCTATGAGGACAAGAATGGTTGGCATTGGTTGTTCGGTAACTTCAACCTTGGGGGGACTGTCTCTGGCCGCCTATCCAGTTCGGGACCAAACCTGCAGAACCTTCCGGCTAACGGATACTGGGCCAAGAAGGTAAAGACCTGCTTCAAGGCCCCACCTGGATACCTTCTCATCGGGTTGGACTTTGCATCACTGGAGGATCGTATCTCTGCATTGCAGACCAAAGATCCTGAGAAACTGAAGGTTTATATCGACGGTTTCGATGGTCACTGCTTGCGTGCTTATAGCTACTTCGGCGAGCAGATGCCTGACATCGATGGAGACACCGTAGAGGGTATCAACTCCATTAAGAAACTCTACGAACCCCTTAGAAATGAAAGCAAAACTCCTACGTTCCTGCTCACCTATGCAGGGACATGGCGTGGGATCATGGATCAGATGGGCTGGACCAAAGAAAAGTCCCAGACCATCGAAGAGAAGTACCACGATCTCTATACGGTTTCTGATGCTTGGGTTGCGGCTCAAATTAATCAGGCAACCACAGACGGCTTTGTCACTTGTGCTTTTGGTCTGAGGGTGAGGACTCCAATCCTCGGCAAGACCGTCCTTGGAACCAGACGAACACCTTACGAGGCACAGCAAGAAGCCCGGACTGCAGGTAACGCCCTGGGTCAGAGCTACGGTATGCTCAACAGCCGTGCAGCCAACGAGTTTATGGGGAAAGTCCGAAAGAGTTTACATTCTTTGGACATCAGACCCTGTGCCCACATCCATGACGCTCAATACTTCGTCATACCAAATGATATGGCGACGATTCTCTACGTCAACGAGCACCTTGTTGAGGCGGTTAAGTGGCAGGAAGACCCTGCAATTCAACATCCAATCGTCAAACTCGGTGGAGAACTCAGTGTCTTTTTCCCTTCATGGAACAATGAAATGGAGATTCCAAACAATGCTTCCCCTGAAAAGATCAAAGAGGTTGCAAGTGAACATTGGGAGAAATACTGTTAGCGTTCATCAACGCAGATCAATCTCATAATTAACAAAGATCGGAGCGATAATGTCAAAGCATCGCAATCACTTCTATATGGTAACAGTCATGATCGCATACGTGCGTGAGGGCACAGTTCGCCAACAATACACAAACCTCATCACTCAGCTAGATGACAAGAAAATCACGTCAAATGCTATCGACGTTGCACGTCAGTCAGTCCTTCAGCGGGCAACCGTTGATGGTGGAATTGATCCAACAGACTTCCGTGATGTCGTCTTCATGAATTGGTCCCACCTCGGCTTCATGACTGATGCTGAGTTCAACGACATGGAAGACGAAGACAAGCCTGACAAGCCAAGTCCCTTCGACGCTTAAGCAGATCACTTCAAGTTTTTGTCTGGGGTTACGGTCCCAGACAGACACCCCTCTCGCATCAGGAGAACACTATGAACCCCCATCTCACGAATAATCACGGCCTCAGTCTCGCTATGGCTGTTTGGCTTGCTCACGATGAATACACCAATGGTGCAGAGGAATTCGAAGACGACGAAGACGTCATGTCAGCCACAAGCCTTATCAAACCAACACGTCAGATCGTTCTTGGATCTCGTGTTCCCCTCAAAGAACAAATCGTTGACGTCATGGATCTCTTCGGAGTCCGTCACGGGCACGCCCTTCACAACGACATCGAGAACGCCTGGACCGATGGTCACGCAGTTGCAATGAAACGTATCGGCTACCCTCAAAAGGTGATCGATAAAGTACGCATCAACCCTGCAGACGAGGACCTCTCAGACGAGATTATCCCTGTTTACCTTGAGCAACGTCGCTTCCGTAAGATCAAAGTTGATGGCTACGAGATCATCATCTCCGGTAAGTTTGACCAGATCATCGATGGTGAGCTGAACGACACGAAGAAGACCTCAACCTACACCCACACCAGTGGCAACAAGACCGACGATTATCGCATCCAAGGATCGATCTACCGTTGGCTCAACATGGAACAGGTCACGTCAGATACCATGAAGATTCAGCATATCTTCACTGACTGGAAAAGAGGCGACTCTCAAAGGATCACAGGGTATCCACCAACCCCTGTTCATGAGTTCTCCGTAGATCTCTGGACAGAGTCCGAGACCGAGACTTGGATCAAAGACAAGATCCGAGAAGTCATTGCGAACCAGAACCTCGACGATAAAGACATGGTTCGCTGCTCTGACAAAGATCTGTGGCGCAGTGACCCCAAATACAAATACTACGCTGACCCTGCAAAAGCTTCTCTTGGTGGTCGATCCACAAAGAATTTTGACAGTTATCCGGCCGCAGCCTTGCACTGCAGCAAGGAGGGGAAAGGCGTTGTCATCACAATCCCCGGACAGGTCAAAGCCTGTGGCTACTGCAAAGCTAAACCCATCTGCCTTCAAACACTTGAATATGAAACGGAATAACCATGATTGATCTTGGAAATCTTCCAAAACATGCAATGCTCGAGACACTGGTCGATGACCTGTGTCCCTTGCACGAACAAGAGAACCGGCCATTTTACCGGGTCATTGTCAGCTTCTTCTTTTCCAAAATGGCAGCCACAATGCGAGCAACGATCAGGTCCCCTGCTATCGGTGATCTCCCCGTAAACTGCTTTGCTTTTGCTCTGGCTCCATCAGGGTTCGGTAAAAACACTGCTGTAGGTGCCATTGAACGTGGCGCCATGAAAGGCTTCAAGAAGCGTTTCCAAATGGAGACTATGCCTCTCATTGCAGACCAGAACCTCTACGGTCTTGCTATGGAGAAAGCTCTGATCTCAGGTGACACTGAAGAGAAAGAAGTCGAACGCTTTAACAAGTTGTATCAGGCTGCAGGTCCGTACCCTTTCACAGCCAAAAAAGCCACGGCTGCTGCTATTGAGCAACTCCGCTCAAAGCTCCTCATGGCAAACATTGGCGCCGTGAACATCCAGATCGATGAGATTGGCCTGAACATTACAGACAAGTTTGTGATGGAAGGTCTGATCCTATTCCTGGAACTTTACGACATGGGTCACACTGACCTTTCCGTCACCAAGAACACATCGGATAACAACCGTGTTGACGAGATTGACGGTATCACACCGGCCAACCTTCTCGCTTTCGGTACAGCCTCCAAACTGTTTGATGGTGGTAATGCAGAGGTTGCCTTTATGCAGCTCCTGGACACTGGCTACGCTCGTCGTTGCCTGTTTGCATGGGGTGAGCGCAATGAGGAAGGCACTGATCTCTCCGTAGAGGAGGCGTATGACCGCATGGTCGACAAACGCCAGTCATCCTCCATCAGCACACTGACACCCCACTTTGCTGACCTTGCTGACACGTATAAGCATGGTTGGGAAATGTCGGTGCCTCGTGAAACCGGTCTCAAGCACACAGCTTACAAGCTCATGTGCCATGAACGGATGAAAGACATCCCAAACCATGAAGATATCCGTCGTACAGAGATGGAGCACCGCCACTGGAAAGCCCTAAAGCTTGCCGGTGCATTGGCTTTCATGGACGAGTCATTGGAGATCACTGATGATCACCTCTTGGCTGCTATTGGCGTTGTTGAGGAAAGCGGTATCGCTCTGGGTAAGGTTCTGAGCCCTGAGAAGTCCCACGTTAAGCTCGCAAACTACATTGCAGAGGCGTCTGAGCCAGTAACCCATGCTGACTTGTATGAGACATTGCCGTTCTACAAGACCGGCCAGACAAGCCGTAACGAGATGATCTCCCTGGCGACAGCCTGGGGCTACAAGAACAACATCATCGTCAAGAAGTATTTTGAGGATGGGATCGAGTTCTTCGATGGAGAGACACTGAAAGAGACTGATATCAACGATATGATATTCTCTTACTCTGACGACCAAGCCTTCCACTACACCACGGAAGACGAGGCTGTGGGTTTCTCTGATCTGTCTAACCTGTTGTCTGCACCCGGGCTTCACTGGACAAACCACCATTTCCTTGAAGGTCATCGTCTCGACGATAAGGCAATCCCTGGCTTCAATATGATTGTCTTGGATGCAGACGGTGAAGTCAGTCTCGACTTCATTCATGAGACCATGAGTGCTTACACCTTCATGACCTCTACGACCAAACGACACACTCATGCAGAGAACCGTTTCCGTCTGTTATTCCCGCTCTCTCACGTCCTTGAAATGGATCAAGACGAGTACCGTGAATTCATGGACAACATCTTTTTGTGGCTGCCATTCGAGGTCAAAGACGTGACTGCGAACCAGAGATCAAAGAAGTGGCTCACCTGTGAAAACTCCGACGTGCATGTGAACCAAGGTAAAATGTTAAGCCCTCTGCCCTTCATTCCGAAGACCTCTAAGAATGCAGAATACAAGGATCAGATCAAAGAGCTTGCCAGCCTCGACAATCTGGAACGCTGGTTCGCCCAACATATATCCAACGGTGATCGTAACAACCAAATGATCAAGTATGCCCTTGCACTGTTGGACAAC